CCAGGCGGGCGAACACCGCCGCACGGTAACGCGCTGCCCGTGGCGTGGAATGAAAAAGGGCATGATTGTGCGCGGCACAAAGCCCCCATACTGTGTGCCCTGCGGGCCACAATTTACCGTTCGATTTGCGTTGCATAGGTCAATCCTTCCGGCTGTTGAGCATGCGAGCGCATGCGGTATCGTAAATTTCACGGGCGTTTTCCGATAGCGTTTCCACGCTCAGGAAAGGCGACGGCTTGAAGCTGCGGCCCAGCTTGCACAGTCGCGCATACTCGCGGGACCATTGGCCCCCGTGGCAGTGGGCTAGGGCGAGATACCATGCTTCTGCGATGTCGAAACGGTCAAAATAGGGCATAGGTCAATCCTCAGTAAGGGGCGGTATCAGATAGACCCCATGCGATAGCATCATCGGGGTTCTGAAAAAACGGGCATCCTGCCATCGTGAACCATCGGTTCAGGGCGTCAACCCAAATTTCAGCGCGCCACCCCTCCAAGGGTGTTTTTGCTGCGGTAATTCTTGGCTTCACGGGTTCTCCAAAGCGCGCAGGGCGCGCAGCAGTGTCAGATAACCCCCAGCAGCGCCAGCAGCAGCGCCACTAGGGAAACGATAACGAGGGCTTTGTCTTCAGTGGTCATTCCGCCACCATCGCAACATTTCGCAAAATGTCCGAATGAGTAGAGTCATTCGGCGCGATCATTTCCCAATAGGTGGACTCGTCACCGGACCCGATGCGCGCAGCCCACGTGTGGAGGTTTGCGGTTTCGCACTCGATGACCATGAAGGTTTCAGAATCTACGCGGCGTGTCCAGTGTGCAGGGGGCAACACTTCCAGCAGGTGCCAGAACCGATCACGGGTAATCTGGCGGGCGGGTTCTCCATTGTTGCGGCGCATGGCCTCATAGCGGGCGGCGGTTTCAGCGTAGCTCATGCTGCCCCCTTCATTTCCAGGCCAAGCAACATGGCATGGATACGATCATGAAGATCACGCGCAGACATGTGATAACCGAAAGGGTCAGACACTGCGCCGCCATCGTTGACCATGCGGTGAAGGGCAAAGCCCCCATAAGCACAGTCTAGATGCCAGCATCCAAGCTGCGGGTGAAAACGACCATCGTCTCCCTTGGTGTAAGGTTCAACGGGTGAACCCGTGGCGCGGTTCAGGCGCGCGATGATGGCGTGTAGATCGGTCTTCGTGATTCGTGACATGATGGCTCTCCTGATGTTGCGATGGCCGATAGCTGGCTCATCCCATAGGGGCCGAAAGCCCCTAGGCGGATGAGTCAGTGAAAAAGTGTCTCGGCGTAAGGCTCTGCAAGGGCAAGGGCTGCAGTGTCTTCGTCTAGGGACGGGTAACGCTTGCACAAAGCCCGGACCTCATCAATGAAAGTGTCAGCTTCGTCGCCTTGCATGAAAACACCATCTGTGCCAGGTGCATCAATGGACACCCACGAAAACGGGGAGTTGATATCGACCGTGACACCACTAGCGCGCTGGCGCGCAGCAGCTTCACGGATAAATTTTGTTGCTCGTGTCATGGTGTCACCTCAGGCGAGAGCTTCGGAAACGCGGGACACTTCCCCGTGTTCTGCATCATCCCAAGGGGTGATAAACGCGCACGTTGCACCGGAGCGGGAATCGTACCGATCACAGCCCACGGACCGAAAGCCTAGGCCACTGTCCCGATTGACGCGGATCAAGGCGCCACGGGCGGATGAGGCCCGGACCTTGTGGCGGGTAACCCACGAATAGTTAGCTTCACCGCCGAAGGTGTCCGTGATTTCAACGAAAAAATTTTGCATGGTGGTTCTCATGTAGTGGTTAGGTTTACTCGTCGCCCGAGATACAAACGGCGTCCACCGGCAACGTAAGAACGACCGCGAAGCCCCTGGTTTCGTTGAAACCGGCGCGCCCTGCGGCGTCCAGCGCTTGCCAGGACGCATCAGCGTAGAACCACTCGGCGGTCTTTGGATCGCCAGCTTCCACGATTAGAAAAGCTTTCATGTTCGTTCCTTTGTAGAGCACTCCAACATAGAGCGCTTAGGGAGCATTGTGGTCCTTCCATGGCCCTTGTCACTAGGGACAAACCCTCATGTATAAACGTACAGTGCGAGCCCTGGGAAGTGGCCGGAGACCGCCCGCAACGAGCGTAGCGAGTAGCAGTCCTATTGCTTTCCTCCCCTGTTCCCCTATACTGTATAGAACCCCAGTAGGGAATACACCAATGAAACTGTCTCGAAAGACTCTAGAGAAAGCAGCCAAGGAACTACCCCCGAGTGCTTACCTCGGCAAAGCCGTTTCTGATGGCCTCACTACAAAACAGAGAAACTTCGCACGGGCTGTAGCTATGGGAGCCACCAAAGCCGACGCATTCCGGGCCAGCTATGACGCCACCAGTAAGCACACTTTAACCCGCCACCCGTACATTCTTATGCGTGACGAAAGAATCCAAAAAGAAATCGACGCTTACGCCCTGGCGATTGAAGCCGAGAAACACAGAACCCCTGCCGCGCTTCGCTCTTTGGTCATTAAAGGCTTGGTGGAAATAGCATTGAAGGATGACACCAAAGACGCTGTGCGCCTACAGGCTCTCAAGACTATTGGCCAGATCACGGAGGTTCATGCGTTCACCGAGCACAAGGAGACGCGGGTAATAACGTCCAGTGAGGATGCCCGAGCCCGTGTAATGTCTGAGCTACGGGGCCTCATTACTTCTAGCTCCACTGACGCGACCATCATCGAGGCAGACGCGGACTCACTGCTAGCAGAGCTTAGCGTTAAATTTAACGCTGCAGCCGAGGGAAACGAGACGGCGCCAGACGCAGACCCACCCACCGGGCACCCCCCCGATGGCGCAGCAGGAGTCCCGCGTCCTTAAACATACTATTCCACTCGAACCGTCCCTCATTCCACTCAAACCACCCCATGTCACTCACCGTTAAATTTAACGCTCCCCTGCCATTAAATTTAACGCTCGCCAGACCCCACCCCCTCGATCTGGCGACACCCCCCCGGTCAGTCTTTCTACAAAAAGTGGTGGGGGGTAGCAAAAATTTTGGGGCTAAATTTTGGTGCCGTTAAATTTAACGGATGACATAAACTGGTTTAACAAACGTGGCTAAGTCTATGATTTGTAAAGGTTTTTTGCTTGTTGTGGTGTTAAGGTGTGTGCTTGATGCTTAACGTGCCGTTAAATTTAACGGAAGTAAAGTAACGCTTTAAGAGTGTGCGCTAAGTTGTTGATTTGTAATGGAAAACGTCAAGAAGTGGCGCACGAAGAAGGTGTTGCAGAGTCCTCTGAGGAAGGTGTACGGGTCCAAGGAGGAGGTATTGGAGATGGGGATGACTGAGGCTCAGAAGGAAGTGTTTTTGGCTATAGATGTGTGGTGGTGCCGGTTTGGGTACGGGCCGAGCCTGAGGAATATTTGTGAGTTGCGGGGTAAGCCTGGGCTGGGGAGTACAAAGAAAATCGTAGATAGGTTGGTGAAGCTAGGTGCTTTGAAGAGGGTTGAGGGGATGGGAAGGTCTGTTCGTCCGACGTACATTTCATTCCGGGGGATGGAATGAAGTTAGATGATCTAGTGGCGAGTCTGTCTCCTGCGGATCAGGAGAAGCTGTTACAGCAGGTACAAGATTACAAGGATGCTGTGGACAGGGAGAAGTGTCAGAAGAGCTTCATGGCGTATGTGAAGAAGATGTGGCCGGGGTTTATTCATGGCCGACACCATGCGGTGATGGCTAAGAAGTTTGAGGAGATCGCGGAAGGTAAGTTGAAGAGGCTGATCATAAATTTGGGGCCTCGGCATACGAAGAGCCAGTTTGCTTCGTACTTGCTTCCAAGCTGGTTCCTTGGGAAGTTCCCGCACAAGAAAGTGATTCAGGCGTCGAACACTGCTGATCTGGCTGTAAATTTTGGCCGGCAGGTTCGTAACTTGGTTGGGTCTGAGGAGTACGCCAGAATTTTTCCTGGCGTTGCGCTACGGCAAGACTCAAAATCTGCTGGCCGATGGGCTACAAGCAAAAACGGTGAATACTTTGCTATCGGTGTCGGCGGCACGATGACTGGTAAGGGTGCTGACCTTCTTATCATTGACGACCCTCATTCAGAACAGGAAGCTGCTTTGGCCGCTGGCAGACCAGAGGTCTATGACTCTGTGTTTGAGTGGTACTCATCTGGCCCGCGTCAGCGTCTCCAACCGGGTGGGGCTATAGTAGTTGTTATGACCAGATGGTCCAAGTCGGACTTAACAGGCAGGATACTGAAGACCGCTGGCGAGTTAGGAAAAGAAGACGAGTGGGAAGTCATTGAACTCCCGGCGATCATGCCCTCGGGTAAACCTCTATGGCCTGAGTTTTGGTCGTATGAGGAGCTGTCTGCTCTAAGGGACGAACTCCCACCGGGTAAGTGGAACGCTCAGTACCAGCAAAATCCCACCGCCGAAGAAGGAGCTATTGTCAAAAGAGAGTGGTGGAAGATTTGGGAGAAGGAGAAGCCTCCTTCTTGTGAGTTCATCATCCAGTCTTGGGACACTGCTTTTACTAAAGGTGAAAGAAACGACTACTCTGCGTGTACTACGTGGGGTGTGTTCAACATGAACGAAGATGAAAATGACGTAAATATCATCTTGTTGGACTGTTTTCAGAAGCGGATGGAGTTCCCTGAACTAAAAGAAAAAGCACTTGCTCACTATAGAGAGTGGGAACCTGATGCTTTCATCGTGGAAGCTAAAGCAGCGGGTGCTCCGCTAATCTTTGAACTGCGGGCGATGGGCATTCCGGTGTCTGAATACACCCCAAGTAGAGGGAACGACAAGTTTGTCCGTATCAATTCTGTGGCAGACCTGTTCCAATCGGGTAAAGTCTGGGCTCCAGACACCCGGTGGGCTAGAGAACTCATCGAAAACATGGCCGCTTTCCCGAACGCACCCCATGATGACGATGTTGACAGTGCTGTTCAGGCTCTGATCCGCTTCCGGCAGGGTGGTTTCCTGCGTCTACAGACAGACGAACAGGACGAAATGCGGTCTTTCAAGCGCAAAGTCGCTTTCTACTAAGGATTTGATATGGCAACGAACATCTCTCCCGAAATGATGCCCCTTGACATGGGTGTTATGACCGAAGAACCGGCTCTGGAGATTGAAATTGAAGATCCTGAGAGCGTAAAAATTGGGATTGACGGGGTTGAGATTGAACTGATGCCGGAACCTGAGACGGCAGAGGAGTTTGACGCCAACCTTGCGGAGTACATGGACGAAGGGGAGCTTCAATCCCTGGCTTCTGAACTTATCGACCTCGTGGATGCGGACATCAACAGTCGCAAAGACTGGACAGAAATGTTTGTCAAGGGCCTAGAGGTTCTTGGCATGAAGTATGAGGAGCGTACTGAGCCGTGGAATGGGGCTTGTGGTGTTTACAGCCCTCTTCTGACGGAAGCCGCCATTAGGTTCCAATCAGAGATGATTACTGAGACGTTCCCGGCTCAAGGTCCGGTCAAGACGCAGATCATCGGAGCGATTGACCGACTGAAAGAAGAAGCAGCAGAGCGAGTTCGTGACGACATGAACTACATGCTGACCGAGCGGATGATTGACTACAGGTCCGAGCATGAGCGGATGCTGTACTCCCTTGGCCTTTCTGGTGCGGCTTTCAAGAAGATCTACCCAAATCCCAGTACGGAACTGCCTGCGGCCCCGTTTGTCCCGGCTGAAGACTTGATCATGCCTTACGGGGCGTCAAACGTATATACAGCCGAACGTGTGACTCATGTCATGCGCAAAACTGAGAACGAGATCAAGAAACTACAGGTAGCAGAGTTCTACAGGGACGTAGAACTGGGTGAGCCAGTCAGGTTTTTCACTGATATTGAGAAGAAAAAAGCCGAGGAGCAAGGGTATACCCTTACCGATGATGATCGGTATCAGGTATTGGAGATCCACGTAGACTGGGACATGCCGGGGTACGAAGATGAAGTTCCTTTGCCGTATGTGGTCACGGTCGAAAGAGGAACCAACACCGTCCTATCCATCCGGCGAAACTGGAACGAAGACGACGACAAGAAACTCAAGCGACAGCACTTCGTCCAGTACACGTACATTCCTGGATTCGGGGCTTATGGTCTGGGTTATATCCACCTCATCGGAGGATACGCAAGAGCCGGAACCTCCATCATCCGACAGTTGGTGGATGCTGGCACCCTGTCAAATTTGCCGGGTGGCTTGAAGTCCCGAGGGCTTCGGATCAAGGGAGACGACACGCCTATCGCTCCCGGCGAGTTCAGGGATGTGGACATTCCTTCGGGGAGTGTGCGTGACAACATCATGCCGCTTCCTTACAAGGAGCCAAGCCAAGTTCTCGCAGCTTTGCTTCAGCAGATTACGGAAGATGGACGCAGGCTTGCTGCAATTGCTGATCTCAAGATCAGTGATATGTCTGCCCAAGCTCCTGTTGGGACGACGCTGGCAATTTTGGAGCGGCAACTCAAGACAATGAGTGCCGTCCAAGCGCGGGTTCATGCATCTCTTCGCATGGAGTTCAAACTCCTGAAGGGGATAATTCGGGACTTTCTGCCAACCTCGTACCCGTACACCCCAGAAGGTGGTGATCGTGCGGTTAAACAAGCAGACTACGATCTCGTAGAGGTTATTCCTGTAAGTGATCCAAACGCAGCCACGATGGCGCAGCGGATCATGCAGTACCAAGCGGCGCTTCAGTTGGCCCAAGGTGCCCCACAAATTTACGACCTTCCTCAACTCCACAGGCAGATGCTGGAAGTTTTGGGGATCAAGAACGCAGAAAAATTGGTGCCTGTAGAGGACGATCAGAAGCCCCGAGATCCTGTGTCAGAGAACATGAGTTTCCTGACTGGTAAGCCTACAAAGGCGTTCATTTACCAAGATCATCAAGCGCACATCACGACTCACATGAGCATGATGCAAGACCCGATGATCATGCAAATGATGGGCCAGAACCCAATGGCGCAGCAGATGATGGGCGCAGTGATGGCTCACATCGCAGAGCACATGGCCTTTGCTTACAGGCAACAAATTGAGCAGCAGCTTGGCGTTCCAATGACAGCGCCGGATCAGGAGTTGGATGAGCAGACTGAAGTTCAGTTGTCTCGTCTGGTGGCACAAGCGGCTCAACAATTGCTTCAGAGCAACATGGGTAAAGCCCAGCAGCAGCAAGCCCAGCAACAGGCCCAAGATCCTGCATTGCAAATGGCTCAAGCTGAACTGCAGTTGAAGCAAGCCGAGATGCAGCGCAAGTCTCAAAACGATCAAATGGACTTCCAAATCGCGCAGCAAAAACTGCAGCTTGAAGCGCAACGCCTGCAACTTGAGGCCCAGAAAAATCAGGGGGAAGACCCCCGGCTAAAGGCTATGCGGGCGCAGCAGGAGTTGCAGCAGAAGGAACAAGTCCACCAACAAAAGATGAGGCAGCAGATTCAGTCCGATGCGATCAAAACTCGGCAGCAGATGATGCGTCAGCAAAAACCTCAAGCTAAGGAGTAAACATGACTACTGCGTTTGACGTAGTTATCAAAGAACTGGAAGAGCGCCGCGAAACCATCGCGCAGGCGCTTATCTCAGGTGCGGCAAAAGATTTTGCTGAGTACAAATTCATGACGGGTGAAATCCAGGGTCTTTCACGCGCTCATGCTTTCATAACCGACCTTGTGCGAAAGATGGAAAACGACGATGAGTGAACTACTCCTGAGCGACGGCCAAAACACCACCGTGTTGCC